GCGGGTGCGCTCCACCTCGACCACGGCGACCGCCATCATCGGGCTGGTCTGATTGTTTTTCATTCGGTGATGAACCATGGCGAGAGGCGGCGCACGGCCGGGAGCGGGACGGAAGAAAGGCGTCCCGAACAAGGCCACTGTCGCTCGCAAGGCTTCGCTTGAAGAGCAAGCCCGGCGCCACACCGAAGCGGCCCTCGCCGCGCTCGTATCCATCGCCAGCGATGGCGAAGCGCCACAGAGCGCGCGAGTATCGGCCGCCACGGCCCTCCTCGACCGAGGCTACGGCAAGCCACGGCAGGCAGTCGAGCACCAGGGCGAGGCCGGCGGCCCCGTCAGGCTCACCATCGAGCGAGTGATCGTTGACCCTCGAAGCGAAGACGCGGATTGAGACGCCGCGCTGGGCGGAGCCGCTCCTGCACCCGGCTCGCTACAAGGCGGTGTACGGCGGGCGCGGTTCGGGCAAGTCACACTTCTACGCCGAACTCCTCCTCGAGCGATCCCTGATGCGGCGTTGTCGGGCCGTGTGCATCCGCGAGGTGCAGAACACCATTCGCGAGTCGGTCCGTCAGCTCCTCCTCGACAAGATAGGGGCGCTCGGCTTGCAGGATCGCTTTTCGTGGACGGACCCGGAGATCCGCGGGCCGAACGACAGCCTGATCGTGTTCCGCGGGATGCAGAGCTACAACGCCGAAAACATCAAGTCGCTGGAGGATTTCGACGTCGCGTGGGTGGAGGAGGCGCAGACGCTTTCGCAGCGTTCGCTGGACCTCCTGCGGCCGACCATCCGCTCGGAGGGGTCCGAGCTGTGGTTCAGCTGGAACCCGCGCCACGAGACGGACCCGGTGGACAAGCTGTTTCGCGGTGGTGAGCCGCCGAGTAATGCGGTGGTGGTCAACGCCAACTGGCGGGACAATCCGTGGTTCCCGGCCGTGCTGCGGCGCGAAATGCTGGACGATTACGCGAACGACCCGGAGCGCGCCGAGCACGTCTGGGGCGGCGGGTACGAGACGGTGAGCGAGGCGGCGTACTACGCCCGCTGGATCAAGCAAGCCGAGGACGACGGGCGCATCCGGCCGCTGGAGCGGATGTGGCACCGCCCCCTGATGACGGCGTGGGATCTCGGTTGGGACGACTACACGGCCATCTGGTTCGTGCAGGACGACGGCGTGAACGCCTACGTGCTCGACTTCTACGAGACGCAGGGCGAGAGCATCGAGGAGCTGGTCCGCGATCAAATCGCGCCCCGGACGTGTCTGGCAGGCCCGCATTTCGTTCCGCACGACGGCTGGCAGCGTCATCTGGCGGCGGGCGGGCGCTCCATCGTGGAGCAGATGCAGGCGCTCGGCATGCGCGGCATCCGCAAGGGCACGGCGGGCGGGCCGCAGGCGAGGATACCGGCGGTGCGAGCGCTCCTGCCGCACACGGTCTTCAACGACACGCGAGAGGTTCACGTCGGTCTCGCGCACCTGCGGCGCTATCGGCGCAAGCTGAACGAGCGCATGGGCGTGTGGCTCGGGCCGGAGCATGACGAGCACTCACACGCCGCGGACGCCTGGGGCGAGTACGCTGTCAACAGCCCGATCCGCGAGAAGGTGGAGCGGGTGGCGCCGCCGCCGAAGTGGGACTTCGAGGGCGTGGGCAACGGCCGTGTGACGCGCTCGAACGTGACGCTGCGGGACGTGATCGAGCGCAAGGCGAAACGACGGGAGGCGCGCTGATGGCTGACGCATCGCGGCGGTCGCTGGCGCTCGTCATGGCAGGTCGTGATCCCGCAGTGCGGCGTGTGGACGAGGAGCGGCAGGCTCAAGGGCTTCTCGCGCCGATGCTGGAGGCGATGGCGCCGCCGCCGACGTCGGGCGACATGCGCGACCAAATGCTTCAGGAGACGCGCGACGGCACGGTTCGGTCAGACCGCGGTGAGGTGGCCTCGTCCTACCGTCCGAGCACGATGCGGCAGCGCGGGCGCGATCTGGTGGCGCTGGTGGGCGAGGCGCTGGGCTTCGACGAGCGGGACGCTTACGACGTGGCCCGCAGGGTCTTCGGCGATCCGAGCGCTAGCCGCGTGGGGCGGCCCGGCGCGCTCGACATGACGCCTCTCGGCTCGGTGATGGGGGTCGAAGAGGGGCGGAAACAGTATCGCGCCGGAGATCGCGTCGGCGGAGCGGTGAACGTCGGTCTCGGCGCGCTCGATCTGGCGGGGACGGCGGGCGACGTGTTGCCGGCGATGGCCGCGGGTGTGCCGCTTCGGGGTTATCACGGCAGCCCGAACCCGAGTCTTGAAACGCTGCGGCCATCGGAGCGGGGTGCGCTCGGTCCGGGCACCTACTTTTCGCCGGACGAAAACGTCGCGCGCCGATACGCTGGTAATGGTGGTCGCCTGTACCAAGCCGAATTGGATGACGTGTTCTTCGGCCTTGGAGACAAGTACGCGCCGGAAGGTCGAGCGGCGCGAGAACTGTGGGACGAGGACACAGCAAAGCTGAAGGCGGCCGTAGAGCCTGAGAACAGGGCCGCGCTTGATGAGGCACTTTCGGGCCTCATGCCAGGCGAAGGATACCTTCTGCTTCGGCGGATTGAGCGCATGTACGGCGACCAGAGCAAGGCGCAGGAGTTGTTCCGGCGGGCTGGCTTCAAAGGCATTTCGGGCAATGCAGATGGCCCGGAAATCGCCATGTTCGACGATGTGCAGATCCCTCGCAGGGGTGCCGAGAGGAGTCTGGCTGACCGTATTGCGGACTATCGCACGCGTCAGGCGGAGGCTCCACAGCCCGAACTGCCGCCTATTGCTGAGGCCGTACGTCCCGGCGTCAACGCGCGGCGGTTCGACCTAGGCGAGTTTGATGGCGTCAACGTAAAGGTCTACCGCAACCCGTCCAACGACTTTCGTGCCCGCCTTCTACGGCGTAGCGGTCTTCTGCGCCGTATTCAAGACCCTGACACGGGCGATGTGTACGTCTGGGACGCAACCGATCCGGCTATTCATAAGCAAGTCGCAGATAAACTAGGCTTTAGGTACGACAATCGCGTTGCGGACTACGTGGACGATTAGGGGAGATCGCTGATGCCCGGATACGGCAAAGGCAAGGGCGGCATGAAGAAGGGCGGCATGAAGGGTGGCAAGGGCCGTCCTTCGCCGGTCCCACCGAGGCCCAAGGGCCGATAGGAGCGCCGCATGGAAGACGCCGGGGCGTTCCGCAGCTACTCCGAGGCCGCTGCGACGCCCGAGGACTTCGCGCGCTACTGGCACGGGCAGATCCGCGCGGCTAAGCAGCGCCGCGAAGAGTGGATGCAGGAGTGTCAGGACAGCATCGACGTCTACCGGCAGAGCACGGAATCGCACTTCAACATCCACTATAGCAACGTTCGAACTCGCGCGTCCGCCCGGTTCAACTCCTCGCCGATCCCGGACGTTCGGCCGGCGCACCTCGACAACGATCAGGTGGCGAAGGCGACGGCTTCGCTCATGGAACGGAGCCTGATGCAGCAGCAGGATGCGTTCGACCTTGATGCCGTCATCAAGAGCGCGGTCCTCGCCGACGAGCTGACCGGGCAGGGTCAGGTCCGCGTGTATTGGGACGTGGACACGTACGAGGAGATCGACCTCGACCCGATGACGGGCGAAGAGGCGCCGCGGCAGGTGGTGCGGCGCGAGTTCGCCAAGGTCTCCTACGTCCCGCACGGGCACTACTTGGAAGGCCCGGCCACGGTGTGGGAAGACACGCCTTGGATCGCGTTCAAGATGTTCTGGACGCGCGAGGATCTGGCCCAGATCGGCGTGGCGCCGGAGGTGATCGAAGAGCTGTCGTTCGACGCCGACCCTCTGGCGACGGGCGGCGACGACCATGCGCCCGGCGAGCGGACGCGGGCCGAGCACGCCGTGGGCCACGTCTGCGGCTGGCAGATCTGGCACAAGGAGACGCGCACCGTCATCCTCCTCGCTGAGGAGCACGAAAAGGCGGTGTTGTTCGTGGATGACGACCCGCTGCCGCGCTTTCCCGGCTTTTTCCCGGTGCCGCGCCCTCTCCAGTCCATCGAGGTGCCGGGCTCGCGCATTCCGGTGTGCCCGTACAGCCTTTACAAGCACCATCACGAGGCGCTGACGGAGGCGACGAAGCGCATTCAGCGGCTGACGGCGATGCTGCGCTACCGCGGCTTTCGCGCGGCCGAACTCGAAGACATGGTGCGGCTGGAGGAGCTGGACGACGGCGAGTTCGCGCCCCTCGATGGCTCGCTCGCTCTCATCAGCCAAGGCGGCTCGCTGGACGGTGCGATCTGGAACGTGCCCATCGAGACGCTGGTCAAAGTCCTGCGCGAGCTGGTGGACGTGCGTGAGGCCATCAAACAGACGGTCTACGAGGTGACGGGCATCTCGGACGTCATGCGCGGGGCCACGGACAGCCGCGAGACGGCGACGGCGCAGGAGTTGAAAGCCAACTTTGGTTCCCTGCGGGTGACGGACGCGCAGGCGGAGGTGTCGCGCTTCGTCCGAGACGTGATCCGGCTGCAAGCGGAGGTGGTCGCGACGCACTTTGGCGACGACACGTTGATGAAGATCGCGGCGCCGTCGAACGAGCAGGAGATGGCAGTCACGCAGCAGGCGCTGCAGTACGTTCGCTCGGACGACGCGCGCTACTACCGGGTGGACATCGAGACGGATTCGACGATCCGGGCCGACGTGACGCGCGCGCAGCAGAACGCGGCAGCGTTTCTGACGGCGGCGGGCTCCTACGCGCAGACGATGATGCCGCTGGTGCAGATGGGCCTGCCGTCCGGGCCGATCCTGAAGCTCTTCGGCGCGATCACGAGCCACTACAAGCTCGGCAAACAGGCGGAACTCGCGGTGGAGGAGCTGTTGCAGATGGCGGGCGCCGAAGAGCAGCGCCAGCAGGCCGAAAAGCCGCAGAAGGAGGCCGAGGCCGAGGCGAAGCAGGACCAGATGGAACAGCTGGCGATGCGCGGTCAGGCGGCCGAGGTGGCGAAGACGGAGGCCGAGGCGCAGAAGACGGCGCTGGAGGCGCAGGGGCAGGCTGTCGAGACGCAGCAGCACGCCATGATGGGGCCGCAGACGGCCGAGGACTTCATCGAATAATGCCGATCTACGTCTGGCGCGGCGGCCTCCTCGTTGACAAGAGCAGCGGGGAGCCGATGCCGCGCGTCGGTCACAACCTGCCGCCGCAGCGGCCCTACTATACGCCCGATCTTCCACCCTACCGCTCGCCCGTCACGGGCAAGGAGGTCGATGGCCGCCGGGAGCGCCGGGAAGACCTCGCGTGTCACGGCTGTCGTGAGGTGGACCCGTCCGAATGGCACGGCGGGTTTCGCAAGGAGAAGTACGCCCGCAAGCAGTGGGCTCTGGAAAAGGCGAAGGCATGACGGATAGCGACACGCCGACCCCCGAGACGCAGCCGGAGGCGACGCCCGCCCAGCCGGCCGCGCCGGACACGTCGGACGACGCGCTCGAAACCGAGCTGTTTGCCATCTACGAGAAATCCATGGGCAACGGCGAGCCCGAGGCGGACGCGACCGAAAAGGGCGCGAAGGCCGAGGAGGAGGCCGCCGAGCCCGACACGGAAACCCCTGACACGGAGAAGTCGGACGAGGGCGAACCGCAGGACGCGGCCATCCCCAAGCCCGACTCGTGGCCGGGGCAAATGGGCGAGGCGTGGGACAAGCTCCCGAGGGACGTGCAGGAGTACGTCGCCCAGCGGGAGAAGGAAGCGCACGCCCAGATCAGCAAGCTCGGGAGTGTCGCGAGCAAGGCTGAACCGCTCCTCGACGTGGTGAAGGACTACCGGCACGTCATTCCGCAGGGCATGTCCGAGGACGTGGCCGTGCGGAACCTTCTTGCCGCACAAGCCCTCCTCGCCGAGGACCCGGTGTCCGGCTTGGAAGCGATCGCCCGAACTTACGGGGTCGATCTGCGCCAACTCGGCGCGCAGGCGGAAGACCCCGAGCATCGAGCCCTCCGTCACGAAGTGGCGGCGTACAGGGCGCAACGTCAGCAGAACGAGTACCGGCAGCAGTCGCAGGCGTTCGAGGAGGTGGACAGCGTCATCGAGCGCTGGGCGGCCGACAAGACGCACTATGATGCGGTGCTCGGCGACATCGTCGCCATCGTCCCGACCATCGACAAGACCGGCAAGACGCACGAACAGGTGCTCGACGAGGCCTACGAGCGGGCGTGCTGGGCAAACCCGGAAGTCAGGGCGAAGGTGCAGGCCGAAGAGGCCGCCAAGCGCGAGCGCGAAGAGCGGAAACAGAAGCACGGCGAGGAGGCGGCCCGAGCCCGTCGCTCCAACGCCGGACGCTCCGCCAGCTTCGCCCCGACGCGCGGCAAGGCCGTCGACCTCGACAGCGACGACGACATGATGGCGCTGTACCAGCAGGTGACGCAAGCCACCTGACGCTCTGACGCCGCCGGTCTCAGCAATCAGGAGAACCGGGCATGGCATCGCCCAATTCCACTTTCACCGAAATGGTGACGACGACCCTCCGCAATCGGACGCGGAAGGTCGCGGACAACGTGTCCAAGCACAACGCGCTGTATCGTCGGATGCAGCAGCGCAACAAGATGATGAAGCAGGGCGGCCGCGAGATCGTCCTGCCGCTCGATTACGCCGAGAACAGCACCTACCAGCGCATTTCGGGGTACGACACGTTCGACATCTCGGCGTCGGACGTGCTCTCGGCGGCGAAGTACGACTGGGTGCAGGCGGTGGTGGTCATCACGGCGTCCGGGCGCGAGTTGCGGATGAACCGCGGCGCCGAACAGCTCATCAACCTCGTGCGCGCCCGCGTTCGCAACGCCGAGCGCACCGCCGCGAACCAGATGAGCATCGACCTCTACAGCTCCGGGTCTCTGTCGAACCAGATGGGCGGCCTGTCGCACATCATTCAGGACGACGGCACCGGCACGGTCGGCGGGATCGACTCCTCCACGTACACGTTCTGGCAGAACAAGTTTCGGGAGGTGATCGACACGGACGGCACGTCCGGGATCGCGACGTCGGACAACATCCGGTTCAACATGAACGCGCTGGATCTCGAGCTGACCCGCGGGACGGATCGGCCGGACCTTATCGTGTCGTCGCACGACCTGTATTCGATGTACTGGAACTCCTTGTCGGACCTCCAGCGGTACGGTGACACGACGGACGCCGGCGCGAACTTCCAGAGCCTGAAGTTCAAGGGCTCCGATGTCATCTTCGACAACAACGACAACTTCGCCACCACGGCGGAGAAGATGTACTTCCTCAACACCGACTACCTGTACCTGTGCGAGCATCCCGACGCGCAGTGGTCGCCGGAGGAGAAGCGCATCTCGATCAACCAGGACGCCGAGATCGTGCCCATGTTCTGGATGGGGCAGCTGTGCTGCTCGAACCGGAGCCTGCAGGGCGTGCTCATCGACGCGGCGAGCTAAGGAGGCGGAGCGATGACCTATCCTCAGATCGGCTTTTCCGCCGACGACCGCGTGTCGAACCTCAACGAAGGCAAGGGCTCGCGGCTCGGCACCGTGACCGTGGACGGCACCGGCCGTCGGCGACGGCGGGCTCGCTGGACGACGACGACACGTCTCAGACGCTCATCCGGGGGGTCGTCGCCACCACGGCGGCGGGCGGCTCGGCGGAGTCGGTCCCGGCGCTCATGGCGGTGGAGCCGTCTTCGGGCGCGTTCTGACGCTGACCGGGGCGGTCTGACGGCCGCCCCGTTTCAACAGGAGCACGTATGAAAGACGAGATGCAGCTTCGCGACGCGATGGCGCGCGAGGTGGACATTCGCCACGTCCGCTTCGAGACCCGCTATCGGCCGGACCCGTACAGCCCCGGCGAGATGAAGGCCGAGGACTGGGTGACGTGGACGACGGTCGCCGAGACCATCCCCGCGACGACCTCGTTCAAGGTCAAGTCGTTGATGCCGCGGCCGAACAAACCCGGCGCCATCGAGTGGCCGGTGGTCAAGCCTCTTTACGAGGCGTGGAAGGAAGGCCGGGCGGCGACGGTAGACGGCACGCCGTTCGAAGTGTGGAACGGGCTTGACGCTAACGAGATCGAGTACCTTCGGCGTCAGATGCACATCGAAACGTTGGAGCAGTTCGCCGACCTCACCGAAACACAGATCCAGCGGTGCCAGATCAACGGCGCGCGCGAGCGGGTGAAGCGGGCGAAGGCGTTCCTCGAGGCGCAACGCAACAGCGCCGAGATCCAGAAGGGCTTCGCCGAGCGCGACCACACCATCGAGGCGCTTCAGGCGGAGCTCGCGGCACTTCGCGAGGCTGTCGGCGCGCAGGAGAGCGAGGACGAGCCCAAGCCGCGGCGGCGTGGTCGCCCGCCCAAGTCGGAGACTGAGGCGGCGTGACCGTCCTTTCCGTCGCCCAGCGCATCGCCCGCCGCGCAAGCGAAGACGCGCCCACGGCGCTCCTCGGCGCGGCGGACAGCGACACGGCTGCGATCCTGCTGGAGGTGATCCGCGAGGCGGCGGAAGAAATCGTGCGGGCGCATCCGTGGGAGGCGCTTCGCCGCGAGCACACCTGGACGGCGACGGCGACGGAGACGCAGGCCGACGCGTTCCCGAGCGACTTTTCGCGGATGGTGAAGAACACGTTCTGGAACCGCACTGACGAGCGCAAGGTGCTCGGGCCGTACAGCGCGCCGGAATGGCAGCGGCTCAAGGCGACCGTATCGACGGCGGTCTATGACCAGTACACGGTGCGCGATGGCGCCATGCTCATCGACCCGGTCCCGACCGCGGGCCACGTCTACGCCTATGAGTACCAGACCGACCAGTGGTGGCAGGACAACGGCGGCGCGGGCAAGGCGGAGATCACGGCTGACACGGACGCATTCGCGCTCGACGAGGAGCTGTTGCGTCTGTGGGGGGTCTACCTGTTCCGCCTTCACAAGGGCCTCGACTACGGCCGCGACGAGGCGAAGGCGCGGGGGCATCTATACCAGCTCGCCGCGCAGGAAAAGGGCGGTGCGCGCACGCTCGACATGTCGGGCCGGCGGCTCGTCGGGCTGGTGTATCCGGGCGGCCGGGCGCCGGAAGGAAGCTGGGATCTGTTCTGATGGCGCGGTCGGTGGTCGTCCCGCTCACCCTGCCTTATCG